AAGAAAGTGGCAAGCGCAATGGCAACAGAACCCTACCGGTGAAGAAGGGGCCATCATCAAACGTGAGTGGTGGCAAGAGTGGGATAAAAAAGAAATACCGATGCTAAGGCATATTATACAATCCTATGACACAGCATTCACAAAAAAAGAAACAGGAGACTACAGTGCCATATCGACGTGGGGTGTGTTCTATCCTGATGAAGTGACACCGAATATAATATTACTCGATGTCGTCAAAGACAGATTTGAGTTTCCTGAGCTAAAACGAGTAGCCATGGAGCAGTATAAATACTGGGAACCGGAGTCCGTGATCGTTGAAGCAAAGGCCTCGGGCCTACCGCTCATCCAAGAATTACGTCAAGTAGGTATTCCCGTTATCAACTTTACACCTAGCAAAGGCAATGATAAGTTGTCGAGAGTGCACGCTGTTGCTCCTGTGTTTGAAAGCGGAGCAGTATGGGCACCAAAAGAACGCTGGGCTGAAGAGATGATAGAAGAATGTGCTATGTTCCCACACGCAGAACATGACGATCTTGTAGACTCCATGAGTCAAGCACTTATTAGGTTTCGTAAGGGTAACTACGTTGCACTAACAGATGACTACGAAGATGAGCCCACGGACCACGGACAAACGGAGTATTACTAATGGTCAAAATTAACGAAAGGTATGATAATGTCATTGAAGCAGATCCTGCTTACAACCCTATCGACACCAAACCTGTTGATACCGTTAACAAATTTATATCAGATTTTGTAGTTGATCCTGTAAAACAAAAACTTAAAAGTAAAGAACAAGCATTATTAGAAGCAGGAGAAATTATAGCTAAGCCTTTTAGTTTTGTAGGTAAACAAATTTCTAGTCCTGATGTTACAATAAAAGATCTTCAAAAAACAGCGACCACGGACCCCGGTCTAACTGGTCTTGCTGCACAAGCTCAAGTTCCGTTTGAAGCATTAGGAGAAACATTACAATTTATATTTGACCCACAGTTTTATTCCGACCTGCGAGGTAAAATTAATAGAGGTGAAGCAACTGGTTTTGATAGAGGTTTAGGTATTGTATCGGCAATAGGTGAAATAGCCGGTGGTGATGAAATTGTAAGATTAGGCATTAAAAAATTTGGACCAAGCTTAAAAAGTTTTTTTGATAATTTAAGACCTGAAGAAAAAGCAGACCCTATAGCAGTTATAAACAAGATGCCAATATCAAAAGATCAAAAAATAGAATTTGGTAAAGAAATATTAGGTGGTGGTAAAACCGTAGAAAACATACAAGACACCATTATGAGAGGTCCAGATACAGGTGGCGGCACAGGTCCTGTAGATCTAAGAAAAGATCCAGAGAAGGTCAAACAAATTCAAGCAACAAAGACTAAAAAAACAAATCAAGAGTTATATGAGCCTTATCGACAAACACTAGAAGATTACTTAGGTCAAACTAATGTACCGTCAGCAAAAGGATTTTACGAATATTTACAAAAGAATAACATTCCACTCACTTTAGAAAAATTAAATGTGCCAGGTAAGAGCGTAAGATATCTGCCACCACAACTTAGACAAAATAAAAATATATCTACAGAAACTGAGCATTTAAAAAAAGCTGTTAATTATTTGACAGAGGGTAAAAGCCCACTTGGACAATCTAGACCTGAGTGGACAGGCATTGCTGAAAAAATTTTAGAAGGCTCAGATAAAAAACTTTCTAATAGTCAAATATATGACGAGTTAATTAAGGCAGGTGTTCCTGAATCAGAGATAACTGGTGCTGCTGGATCTAAATTACAAAAAATTCAAGAGTTTACAAAAAAAGATTATCTTAGTGACGCTGCAAAAAAAAATGTGGTGCTAGGCAAATCAGGCTTTATAAATGTAGAAAATCTTAACAAAGATTTAATAGATTTTAGAGATAAATTAGTGGCTGATCCGACCTTACAAGGTAAGGGAATAGGTTCCTATGAAAAAATAGGAGGTAGGAGCTTAACATCTATATTAGGTGATTATCGTCTAGGTGGTAGAAGAAACGAAGAATACGGAGACATAATTTCATCAGACCTTATTGAAGAGATTAGAGGATTTACAAAAAAACCTACTGCACCACCAAGAGAGGGAGGCATTAGAGAGTATATACCAGCACCTACAAAAGTAGAAACAACAAAACCAGGTCTTGAGGGAAGTGCTGCTTATCCAACAGCATTACAAAAACTTGGTGACGCTTTCAGAACTAACTTCAAATACATAGATCCACAGTCTGGAGAAACAGTATTTGATTTTACAAATTTAGAAAGTTTTGAAAACACTGCAAGGTTATATGGCATAGAAAGAGTTCCTACCGGAGCTCCAGATGCAAGATTAATGCAAATAAATAATCAAGAGCCTATTTTAAAATTAGCAAGAGATATTGAAATATTACAAAACAAGTCAGGTGCTTTTACAAAAGCACAGATACAAGGATACTACAATGTTATTAATGATAGTAAAAAATTATCCAATTATACTAATAATAGATTTAGAGAAATAATTGAAAATAATCCTGAGTTAAAAAAACAATTAATAGACGAATACACAGAGTATTACACTAAGTTTCCTAAAACAGAAACTGTAATAAATGAAGCAGGTAAAGAGGTTACAAGAAAAATTCCTGTCGAAGAATTGACAATTGATGATTTTATTAACGCTGCTAATAGAACCTTCGACGGACACGTGTCACACATTTTTACCATATCCGATTTTCCAAGTGCCGGTAAGGGTTTAGAGGGTGTAGGTGATATATCAAACTTTGTTAGAAACAACTATGGTGTTGAAAATATAGCTTTACAAAAAAGAGGAGAAAATGCGGTTGATGCAGCTATAAAAGGCATAAATAAAAAACTTAAAACTGGTGCAGATATAACTGATGAGATCGCCACGTTACAATATTTTGATAAACTTTTTACCCGTAAAGGTATGGCTTTATATAGAAGAATTGATAAAGGACAATTAACACCTGAGGTTATTGAAAAAATAAATTCTGGATTAGGTAGAGAGGGAGTGGCGGGAACTATTGCAGACAGAACAACTGACGGCAAACCCATACCTGATAACATAGCAGAAAAATTTAATGACATTTTTATTGGATCAGAGCAACCATTGACACTAGAACAAAATATTGCAAGGTTTGATGAGCTTATGGATTATTACATAAAAAACCCACAGAACCTTAAGGTATCAAAATCTAGTAAGCCACAACGTAAAGATATTTTTATAGGAACATTTCCAGAAACCCCATATTTTAAAAGAGGTTTTATTGATACTTCTTTAGCGGTGCTTGAAAGAGAAACTAATTTTAAAAAAGGTGGTATGTCTATGGTCAAAGGTGGTATGGCCATAGGCGGTCAAAACTTTACAGAGAACATGAACCAACAACAGTTTACACCTGACCCAGCGATAGAAGGCGAGAGTGCATTTAAACAAGCAGTAGAGTCAGGTAACCTAACAGCGTTAAACTTACCAAAAATATTTAAAGGTTTGGGTGAGGCGTTTGGTGTTTACACACCTAAGAAAGTTGTAGATACACCAGCAGCACCAAGAGTTATTGACAAAAGTGATTTTCCGTTACAATCTTTTACCTTAGAAAAAATACAAAGCTCACAAACAAATCAAGCAAAACCACAAGACTGGATCAATGAACTACAAGGCGGAAAAAATGTTGCACCAACTTCAGAATTATTAGACTCAGGATTATTTCAATATCTTGCAGACTATGAAAAGTATTTTCCAGGTCAAAGAATATCTAAAGCAAAACTGCTTCAGGTATTAGAAGAGAATCCTATCTCTAACCTAAAAGTTAGAGTTAAAGGAGAAGAAACAGGTGACCCTGCATACGACTCATACATGGGTAGACCTAGACATAGAAATGCAGGTAATGCTCGAATAGATGAAGCAGCAAAAGATTACAGGGAAGTTATTATTGAGGCGGGTACCTTACCGGGACAAAAATCAGGTGAAGAGTTTGTAAACAGTACACACTTTGCAGAAAAAAATGTTTTAGCCTTCGGTAGAGTGGGAACTTATAAAAACTCCCAAGGTGACAATGTAGCTGTCATACAAGAAATGCAAACAGATTATTTAACGCAGGTTCAAAATGAGAGAGAAAGATTAGAGGCTCAAATAAAAAAATTAACAAACGATAAAACTAAAGCAGAAGAAAGACTAGCTGCTAACCCTGAGTCCTATGACGTTGAAAGAAATCAAAATATAATAAAAGAGGCTAATTCAAAATTACCTGCTTTACTTAAACTACAAGAAAGTAATTTAATTAAACCCTATCCAAACATAGCGGCTCAAGAATTGATACCTGGTTACAATAAACAGCTACAAGACTTGCAAAAACAAATTAATGATCTCTCTTTGCAAGGTGTTAGAAGAGAAAATCCAGAGTTCTTGATGCAGATAAATAGATTAGAAGGCGAACAAAAACAAGTATTAGAGGCTTTATTAGATTTAAACAGAGCAAGTGGTTATGATTTACTTGCGAAAGATATACAAGTGCCTGACATATCTCAAAGAGACGATCTCATTAATTATTCAGAAGGCTTAAATAATTATGTAAGTATGAAACCAATTAAAACATTTGCCCCAACACCTTTAAATAAACAAACAGATTACGTAGACGCAATTATAAAAGCAGTTATTAAAGATGCAGAAGATAGAGATATAAATAAAATTACTATTATGCCTGCAGACATAGGTCCTAACACAAGATGGGGCAAAGATAGTGAAGAAGCAAAAAAGAAATTTAGAAATCTTTATGATAAAGTAGGTATACAAACACTCCGTAATATTGCAAAAAAATATGGTGGTGAAGTAAATGTAGAACAAATCATAGATAGTACAAAAGCTAAGAAGGGCGCAAAATTTTTAAATAAAAATGTCGATGGCGAATTTGAACTGTTAAGAGATCTTGAAGTTAGAGCTGGTTTGACTCCTGAAGATGTGGATGATTTTTTAAGTACAGAGATAGAAAGAATAGCTTTAGATTATGGATCTAATGAAGTTGTTTTAAGAAGAGAAATAGCTCCAGGGCAAACCATGGAATACTTTGTTCAAACTAAAACGGATGACGGATTTGAACTTATACCCTTACGTGACGGAGAAAGAGCAGAGGATGCTACTATTATTATTGAAGAGTATAATCCATCAAAAGTAGACATGTTTGTTTTAACTTTACCAGAAACTAATAAACAAGCTCCAATGTACCTGTTCAAGAAAAAGAAAGGTGGCATTATGGGAGATGATAGGTTAGTTTCAATTACAGATATATATGGTGATTACTAATGGCAGAAAAATTTGATAGCACTGCAGATGTGCCTTATTTAGCACGAGATGCAAAAACAGTTGGTCCAGGTGGCGGAGAAGATTTACAAGCAGAAGATGTAGGCACTACTGTTGACCTTGAACAAACTGATGAGGCACCTGATGTTGAAATCATGGAAGATGGCGGTGCAACCATTGGCGAAGAAGAGCAGCCTCCTGTATCTTTTTTAACAAACTTAGCAGAAGTATTAGATGAAGGTTACTTACAAGCTTTATCCAACGATCTTGTAGAAAAATTCGAAAATGACAAAACCTCAAGAGAGGAATGGGAACAAGGTTATACAAAAGGTTTAGATCTTTTAGGTTTTAAATACGAAGAGAGAACAAGACCTTTTAGAGGTGCATCAAGTGTCAACCATCCTATGTTAGCTCAAGCTGTCACACAGTTTCAGGCTATGGCCTATGTCGAACTCTTACCAAGTGATGGACCTGTACGAACACAAGTAGTTGGTGCAAACTCAGAACAATTACAACAAGCAGCAGAGCGTGTAAAAGATTATATGAACTATGAGATCACTCATGTCATGGAAGACTACAACCCTGAAATGGACACTCTTTTGTTTCAATTACCTCTATCAGGTAGTGCATTTAAAAAAATATATTTTGACGAGGTGCAAGGTAGAGCGACATCCAAGTTCTTACCTGCAGAGGATGTCATTGTCCCCTACGGAGCATCTGACTTAGATAGCTGTGATCGCATAACACAAATAGTAAAATTATCATTTAATGATTTAAGAAAAAAACAAATATCCGGTTTTTACAGAGATATAGATTTAGATGCGTATGAAGGCTACGAAGCTTCTGACATACAAGAAAAGAAAAATCAAATAGACGGAGAACGCCCAAATGATTACACCTCCGACGATATGACAGAGCTTTTAGAGATGCATATTGATTTAGATTTAGAGGGCTATGAAGACATTAATCCTAAAGACAATGAGCCATCAGGTATTAGACTACCCTACATAGTTACCCTTGATAGAGGTTCAAATAAAATTTTATCTATTTATAGAAACTACAATGAGAACGACCCTCTCAGAAAAAAGAACGAATACTATGTTCATTACAAGTTCTTACCGGGTTTAGGTTTTTATGGCTTTGGTTTAGTGCACATGATCGGTGGTTTAACCAGAACTGCTACTACTGCATTAAGACAATTATTGGATGCCGGAACACTATCAAACCTACCCGCTGGTTTTAAATCACGAGGACTAAGAATACGTGATGATGATCAACCTCTACAACCAGGTGAGTTTAGAGATGTTGATGCACCTAATGGTGTAATCAGAGAAGCTCTTATGCCGTTACCTTATAAGGGACCAGATCAGACATTATTTGGTTTACTTGGTTTTTGTGTGGATGCAGGTAAACAATTCGCTGCGGTTGCAGACATGCAACTATCTGAAATAGGTAGCTCACAAACTCCTGTCGGTACAACTATGGCCCTAATGGAGCGTGGTACAAAAGTTATGTCTGCTGTACATAAAAGATTACACTACGCACAGAAAAAAGAATTTAATTTATTAGCAAAAATATTTAAACAAGTCTTACCCCCTATGTATCCTTACAATGTTGCAGGTGGTCCAAGACAAATTAAGATGTTGGACTTTGATGACAACATAGACATCTTACCAGTATCAGATCCAAACATCTTCTCTATGTCACAAAGAGTGACTCTTGCACAAAATCAATTGCAACTAGCTCAGTCTAATCCACAAATGCACAATTTGTATGAAGCTTATAGAAGAATGTACATAGCACTTGGAGTAAAAGATGTAGAACAAATATTACCTATACCTCAAGGACCACAACCAAAAGATCCTGCACAAGAACATAGCGTCGTATTAATGGGTCAACCCTTACAAGCTTTCATGGAACAAAGTCACGATTTACATATAAAAACACATAGAACGTTTATGTCGTCAGCTTTAGTAAAAACAAATCCGATGGCAGTTGTAAATTTAGTTTCTCACATAAACCAACACGTATCGATGTTAGCACAACAAGTGGTAGATAAGGCTTTGATTGAAGAAGCAGAGAAATTACGTAAACAATTTGGCGATCAGATACCACCACAAGAATTACAAGCATTACAAGCTAATAGACAAATGCTTATTGATGAACAAATTATGAAAATTACAGAGACTATGGTTTCCGAAGAAGCAGAAGCAATGCAAGAACAAAACGTCGACCCTCTAGTTTTACTCAAACAACAAGAATTACAGCTTAGACAACAAGATTTAGAACTTAAAGCACAACAACAAGGAGAATCACAAGGTCTCAGAGAGAATCAATTTGAATATAAACAAGATTTGGACGCAATGAAATTGCAAAAAGACTATGACTTAGCAGATTTAAGAGCTAGAGTTGCTTTGGAAAGGCAAAATGCCACTAAACAAGAAGGGTAAAAAAATAAAAAAGGCCATGTCAAAGACATATGGCAAGAAAGAAGGTGCAAAAGTGTTTTATGCAAGCATAAATAAAGGCAAAATTAAAGGAGTTAAGAAAAAATGATGAATTTATTAGTAGGTCCCCTTGCTAATCTTGTGGGTAATGCCGTAAAAGGTTTTGTAGAGACAAAAAAAGCAAAAGCAGACCTAGCCTTAACGGAAATTAAGGCACAAAAGAGCTTGAAAGAAGCTCAGATTGCGGGAAAAATTTCGTGGGAGGCCAGTGCGGTCGATCAAATGAAAGGCAGCTGGAAAGATGAGCTGATTTTAATATGCCTATTGGTTCCGGCGGTAGCTGTATTTATTCCCGGATGGACACCACACATAAAAGAAGGTTTTGAGGCATTACACTCATTACCTGATTATTATAAACATCTTTTATACATAGCTTGTTCAGCAAGTTTTGGTATTAAGGGAGCAAAAGGAGCTATGGGATTAATAACCAAGAAAAAATAATGAGTTGTTGCACAAGAAAAAGAACATGGAAAGACTATATGTTTTTACCAACTGCAGTAATTTGTACTATTATAGGTTTTGCAATGTTATTAAGTGTTGAAATGGCTATAGCTAAAGCATTAGGGTTTTTATAATGCATCAAGATTGTGCAAAATGTGATTGTGAATGTCACTGCGGAAAAGTTTGTGTTTGGTGTGGATGCGTGGGGTGTGTAGATGAAGAAACCGAAGAGACTAACGAAGACAGTACCTCCTAAAAAAGGGCCAGTCCCTCAAGGGTTGCAAATAAATTCCAATAAGATACAAATAGTTAAGATAAACAAAAAAGGAACTTAACTGTGAAACAAACTTATTTTAATATACCTGGGTGGTTTAATTACTCAGAGACTTACGACATGATTGTTGACCAAATACCTGACGACGGAAAGATCGTAGAGATAGGATCTTTTTTGGGTAGATCAACCCATTATTTAGCAACATCCCTTATGAACGCGAATAAAGAACAAGTCAAAATTTACTGCGTAGATACTTTTGAGGGATCTTCAGAACATGTAAATTTAAAAATACCAAAAGATTTTTTATCTATGTTTAAAGAAAATTTAAAATTTTTTATAGGTAGAGAAATGGTAATACCTGTGCAGGGTAGATCAGATAGTCAACAAGTCCTTGATAGATTTGATGATGGCTCAATAGATTATATTATGGTTGATGGTGCACATGAGCATGAACCCGTATTAGATGATATGGAAAATTGGTGGCCTAAATTAAAACTTGAAGGTGTAATGTTTGGAGATGATTTTCAACTAGAGTCTGTTAGTCAGGCAGTAAGACAAATGATGACTAAGCTTAAAACCCACGGTTTTAGTGTTAATGGTAGTACGGAACAAACTTGGTTTACCTCAAAAAAAGAGCATTACAAAAAATTTGAAAAAGTCTGTCCTGGAATAAATACTTTAGTATGAGCACTAGAGTAATTTATGAATTTCAAAAACAAATAAAGTTTTTCAAAGAACAACTTCACGATCATTTGACACAAGGGGTTGAAAGTTACGAAGAATATAAGTATATTCAAGGAAAGATACATATGATAGACATATGCCAACAGGAGCTTTCTCGCCTGCTGGACGATGAGGAGAAAATTGATGACTAAAACACTTTACGTGCCTGATCACATTATGGATAAATATAATAATCCTAGTGAAGGAGTTCAGGCGGACAGAACAGAATTACAAAAATTACCAAAACCAGTCGGTTGGCGAATATTGGTATTACCTTTTAAAGCAAAACAACAAACAAAAGGTGGAGTTATACTTACAGATAAAACAATAGAAGATTCACAGTTGACAGCATCAGTAGCTCTTGTGCTTGACACAGGTGATGATGCATATAAAGATAAAGAAAAGTTTCCTAATGGACCTTGGTGTAAACAGGGTGATTGGGTTGTGTTTGGCAGATACGCAGGATCAAGACTTAAAATTGAAGGAGGAGAAGTTAGGTTGCTTAATGATGACGAAATACTCGGCACTGTTGAAACGCCTGAAGATGTATTAACAATTATATAACATGGGAGGTTAACCATGCAAACAGAACTTAAAACTGCAAAAGACGAAAAGCTAGTCGATCTTGATACGTCAGGCGAGGGAGCAGAAGTCGAGCTAGAAGATAAGTCTCACGGCACTGTGGCACCTGATAAATATGAAGAAGTAAAGACTGAAGAAAAAGATCCTTTAAAACCTAGAGTTGAAGTCCAAGATGAACAAACTGAGGAGATGGATCAATATTCCGATAAAGTTAAAAAGAGAATTGATAAATTAACTTTTAAAGTTAGAGAAGCTGAAAGAGAAAGAGAAGCTGCTCTTGTATTTGCACAAAACGTACAAAGAGAATTAACTGATGCAAAGTCAAAAGCTTACGATATCGACAAAGGCTATATGTCTGAGAGCGAAGTGCGTAATAAAATGGCTGCTGACTTAGCAAGGCAAACTCTTATTGCTGCAAGAGAAGCAGGAGATTACTCTAAAGAAGAAGAAGCAAGACAAGCTCTTACAAAATTAGATTTAGAGTCAGAAAGAATAAGAGTAACAAAACAAAAGAAAGAACAAGAATATGAAACATTCCAAAAGGAAATGGAAAACCAACAGCAAGTCAATCCACAACCCACTGCTCCAAGACCACAACCTTCTGAAAAGGCTTTGGCTTGGGCTGAAAAAAATACTTGGTTTAGATCCGACGCTGAGATGACAGATTACGCTCAAAGAATACATCGAGGTTTAGTTGCAGAAGGATTTGACACTGAATCAGATGATTACTATAATGAGTTAACTGTAAGAGTTAAAAACAAGTTTCCTGAGTCTTTTGAAGACTCGGATCAGACAACTAGAAGCGCTAAGATCGCCCAACCAGTCGCTTCTGCAACAAGGTCTGCAACCACAGGGCGCAAATCTGTTAGGTTGACACCTAGTCAGGTAAAAATAGCTAACAAGCTTGGAGTTCCTCTAAGTGAGTATGCTAAGTACGTTTAGGAGGTACACATGACAGATATAAAAACACCAAGAAGTGCACAAACAAGGGCTAAAGAGGAAAGAAGTAAACCTTGGAAGCCACCGTCTCAATTAGACGCACCACCATGTCCTGATGGATATAAGCAACGATGGTTACGACATAGAGTAAATGGTTCAGATGATACTAAAAACATCAACGCCAGACTCAGAGAAGGCTGGGAATTAGTCAGAGCTGACGAAAACCAAAAAGGTCTATACTCTGCATACAACGGAGAAATCAAAGCTTATCAGGGTGTCATCAGTGTAGGTGACTTGCTATTGGCAAGAATGCCTGTGGAAATGATTGAACAACGTAATGCATATTACAAGCAGAAGACTGATCAACAGACTGAAGCATGGGAATCAGATCCACTTAGAGAACAACATCCAAGTATGCCTATGAATCAAGATAGGCAAAGTCGTGTATCTTTTGGTGGCGGTAATAAAAAACCATCTTAAGATACTTAATAATAAAGGAGATGAACTATGGCAAATCAACAAGGAAACTTTGGATTTCGTCCTGTGCAAATGCTAGGTGGTGCTTATAATGGTCAAGGCCAACAAGAAGTATCAATTGCAAGCGGAGAGACAAATTCAATATTTCAAGGTGATCCAGTTGTATTAAATGCAAATGGATCGATTTCACGTGGTGGATCTACCGGTGCTGAACTTTTAGGTATTTTTAATGGTTGCTTTTATACAGACCCAACAACGTCTAAACCAACTTTTTCAAATCACTACCCGGGCGGCATTGTAGCAAGTGATATCGTTGCTAACGTAATCACAGATCCAGATGTCATTTTCGAAGTCAAAGTAGACGACGCAAATGGCGGAATAGCCCAGGTTGGTTCAACAGCTAACATCGCAACATATAGTGCAGGAGATACAACTTCAGGTATTTCAAATGTTGCATTAGATGGTGGCTCGTTTGCAACCAGCAATGGCTCAAACTTCGCTGTGTACGCACTTTCAACAGATGTGGACAACAGTGACTATACTGTAGCTAACGCTAACATTTTAGTTAGAATTAATAAGCACCAGTATAGAGATACTACAGGTATATAGGAGGTTAAACTATGGCTATATCTAGAAGTCAACTCGTTAAAGAGTTAGAGCCAGGTTTGAACGCTCTGTTCGGCTTGGAGTATGGGCGCTACGACGCTCAACACGCAGAAATCTATGAAACAGAAACTTCAGATCGTGCATTCGAAGAAGAAGTAATGTTATCAGGTTTCGGTAATGCAAGAACGAAGAGTGAAGGTGGATCAATTATCTATGATAATGCAACAGAAACTTTCACAGCTCGTTACACACATGAAACAATTGCACTTGGTTTTGCAATCACTGAGGAAGCTGTTGAAGATAATCTTTATGACAGAATCTCAGCAAGATACACAAGAGCACTTGCACGTTCCATGGCAAACACTAAACAGGTGAAAGCAGCAAACGTTTTAAATAACGGTTTTGACAATAGCTTCCCTGGTGGTGACGGTGTAGCACTTCTTTCTGACGCACACCCGCTTGTAGCAGGCACATTGAGAAATGAACTTGCAGTCGCTGCGGACCTTAATGAATCATCACTTGAGCAGTCATTAATTGATATTGCTGCTTTCACAGATGAGAGAGGTTTATTAATATCAACTCAAGGTAGAAAACTTATTATTCCTTCTGAGTTACAATTCGTTGCTGACAGATTAACTGAGTCTGCTTTCAGACCTGGTACTGCTGATAACGATATTAACGCAACAAGAAATATGGGTATGATTCCTGAGGGATACACAGTAAACAACTACTTAACTGATCCTGATGCATTCTTCATTAAAACTGACATTCCTAACGGATTCAAATTATTCCAAAGAAGTCCAATTAGAACTTCAATGGAAGGTGACTTCGACACAGGTAATGTAAGATACAAAGCTAGAGAGAGATACTCATTTGGTTTCTCAGACCCTAGATGTGTATTTGGTTCACCAGGTGCGTAAGCATTAAATAACTAAATTAATAAGGGCGGTTGTCTTTGACTCCGCCCTTTTTTTATGCGATATTGAAATTCTAGCAAAAACAATCATGCACCACTGAGCTAGCAGACGGTATAGAGACTGCATGGTTATGGTCTATACAACCAAGGAGGTTTAATATGGCTGGAACACACTTTAAAGGCCCGTTATTATTCTCATCTGCGAGAGCAAGTCTTGAGAACTTAAAACAATCAATGTGGCCTGATCAATTCACTTACATGGATGATTTCTATGAAGGTGCAGTTGACACAACATTAAGATGGACAATCGTTAAAGACTCAGGAGCAAGTGCTGCTATTGTAGCTGATGCAACTGGTGGTGAGATTGCCCTAACATCTACAGCAACAACAGAAAATGATGGTGCTTCAATTCAAGGTAAACATGAGATCTTTTCTCTACCTACAACAGCAGGTGATAGTATTTGGTTTGAAACAAGAATTAAAACATCAGATGCAGATCAAATGGATATTCTTGTTGGATTGACAGAAACATTTGCAACTAACCCTGAAAACGCCTTAGCATCAGCAAACATCATTGGATTTTTGTTAGCAGATGGCAGTGCGGTAGTATCAGGAGTAACTGAATCAGGTGGAACTGCAACTACTGTAACATTTGCTGACACAACAAAGTCAACTTTGGCCGATGATACTTTTGTGACTTTAGGTTTTAAAGCTACAAAAGGGAATACAACTGACACTGTTAGATTTTATATTAACAGACAAGAAGTAGGAGTATCACAGACAAATGTACCGACAGCAAATCTTAAATTAGCTGTTATGAGTTTGTCAGGTGACGCAACAGGCACTAAGGTAACAACCTTAGATTATGTCATGGCTGCTCAAGATAGAGCTGTAAGTTACGAATAGGAGTAAACAATGTCAGTAACAAGAATTAAGGCTAAACATTTTAAAGTCATAAGCTCATCTACTGTCGACATTTGTGCAAATCAATCTGGCTCAAGTTCTGGGGATTTAACCCTTACAACTGCGTCAGGTGTTTTTACTGGTGGAGCAGAGTCTAATTTGGTTGCTGCAGCGGTAAATATTACTTCAACAACTAGCACTACTAATGCTGGTGTAACATTCGATGTAACTGGTATTGGACCGGACGGAGTGACAGAAGTGTCACAAACTGGTATAACTGGCCCTGCGGGTAGTGCTACTGTAGTAACTACACAGAAATTTACCAAAGTTACTAAGATAAGTCGTTCAGGCACAATTACAGATGTATCTAGTGGATTTGCAGCGTCTACAAGTGGTATAGTTTTCTCAGGTAATACAAGAGTTAGAGGTATGCATGGCGTAAGCTCTGCTACAGCAGGTGCTTTGGAATTTCATAATAGTA